CGTAATGCTTTTTAAGTGTCGCGGGTATTTTTATTATCCGCTTCTTGACGCTGCCAACCTTTATTCCCGATTCTTTAGATATTTCCTTCGCAACGAATTTTCTCCGCGTTGTTAAAGTCTGGTTTATCGCGTCCCTTACTGCCCGGTTGTATCCTTTCGGAATTGCCGATAGCAACGCCCGCGCCCGCGCAAGGTCGCGCTTATTAAAAGTTATCGAAATGTCGGTCGTCGGCAAAGCCATACTACCAGACCTCAAGATGCAGCCAGTCGTCGTTATGCAAAAGTATCTTCCGTATCGGACGCGAGGTCGCGGTTTCGCCCCTGCGCACGGCAACTTTTATTTTATCGCCGCCGAGATTTATCTCGTCTGAATTTATCCCGCCGTAGTCGTCGTCATCATCATAATCGCTTCGGTTTGCAACGTGAATCTCAATCTTCTGGCGTATGCCTGCGCCCGCTGACACGCCTATCGCCTGCGGACTCTCGCGCTTGACGACAGCCAACATTGTCCGAGCATCCCCTGTCTTCGGTTCATAATCTACTGATTCTCCAAACGCCAGCAGCGTCTGCGCCACGTCGCCGGTTAAGTCAGTCAAGGTTTCGCCCTCCGCTTCAAGTATTTTATGTCCCAGCTTCTGCCACGAGCCATCGCCGTGTTCCGTTACCAGCTTGGCATTTATTTCCGTTACGGTCGGCATATCCAGCGCGTCCAGTGCCGTTTTAATATCTTGCAACTGCCCGCCCGTCGCTGTTACTTTCGTCCCGTCAATTCCAAGCGAGTCGCGTATTTGCTTCTTTTCGGCAGCCGTCCAGTCCGCGTCTCCTCCGCCCCCGGTTGTCCAGCCGCCGCTTCCGTGTTCGGCGGTCAGCTTGGCGTTAATTTCGTCAACCGTAGGGGCTGTGCTGCCCGTCCAGTTAGAATCGCCGTGGCTGATAATTTCATCCTTATCAGCGGTCGCTTCCGTCCGTGTCGGCGGGTCATAGGCGGTTAATGCTGCCGCTGAAGCCGTTTGAGCTTGCGCCTGTGACAGGTCATTAAGGGCGTCTATCGCGTCCAGAATGGCCTGCTTGTCCGAAGTGGCCTCAGACCTCGTTACACCGTCGTAAGACGTTAGAGACGCATCGCAGGCCGTCTCCACGTCTGCGCTGGACAGGTCATTAAGGGCAGCTATGGCGTCCGTTATCGCGGTCTTGTTTGTGGTAGCATTGGCTTCGGTCGCTAACGCCGAAACATCTGCTTTATATGCGTCTTTTCCTGTATGGTCGGTTAGTGCCGCGTCAGCTTGCGTTTTTATATCGGCAGTCGATACGTCATTCAACGCCGCGATGGCCGCCGTTATTTCGTCCTTGTCGCTCGTGGCCTCTGCGCGGGTTGGTGCGTCATATGTAATCAAAGCCGCATCGCAAGCCGCCTCCGCCTGCGCAGATGACAGGTCATTAAGATTTCCTATCGCCGTTTGAATATTATCTATTTGCGTTTCAGTAGTATCCGTTAATGGTTGCTTTGGCAAAAGCGCAACGGTAAAGCAAAGCGAACTCGGAGCACGGGCCGCCCA